CCTGACCTCACGGACAAGAATGGAATTTCCATATTGCAGGACGTTTGTGTAGAAGTTCATTATAAGATTATATCAGGTCTAGGAGGATTTGTCAAGGTTCCAATTGTCACGATTTTTGAAATGAGATAATATTTCTACCGTAAGGCCATTTCGTATTTTTTCAATACCACCAAATCCTGGCATACTGTTTACTTCCAGTATATACGGTTGTTCCGTTTCTTTGTTTTTTGCTGGAATAAAATCAACACCAACTAACCTACCCGAAACTGCTTTTGCAGCTGCAATAGAATCTCTTTTTTCTATTTCGGTTAATTCTATTGACTCTGAATCTGCACCCAAAGAAACATTACTTCTGAAATCTCCATCTGTAAGAACTTTCCTTTTCATAGAACCTAAAATTTGACCATCAAGAATCACAACTCTAACATCATAGTCAGTTTTTATATATTCTTGAACAATAATAGGTAAATGTTTTTCATACAATTTCAACATTTGTACAGATGAATATAATGAACGCATACTCTCTATAATTACAACACCAACACCAGTTTGTGTTCCAGTAGATGATTTTATTATTATTGGAAATTTATTTCCAAACTCTTTCATTACTCTTTCAGTATCATCAGAGTATGCTATAGGAATTGTCTTAGGGGTTCTAAGTCCTGCTTTTCTGCAAAGAATATCTGTTAAATATTTACTAGAACAATTATACCAGTTTGTAATGCTTGGTATAGTTAGAAATCCTTCTAATTCTAAGTCTTGAATTGTATCTGTCCAAGTTTGATTGTTAGTTATCGTTATTGTTCCTAACCCTCTTGGCATGATAATTGTATTTTCTTTATCAATCTCAATCGGTTTTTGATAAGTTACTTTTTCCTCATCTTTAGGTTTCGGCAACATAACAATACCATTTTCATCAAAGGAAAAGGAATTAACATATTTTTTGTTGCCCTTTTTTGTGATATGAAGACCAGTAAAATCTACAAAATGTATTTCTATACCAGCAGATTTTGCAGACTTTTGTAATAGTTCTGTCAATTCACCTAAGGCCGTATCCTTAACATCTCTAATAACATCATTAGAGTTCTGGAACACGATTAACTTATAAGACTCTTCTTTTGCCTCTGTAATAAACTCTGCGAACTTTTCCATTACGATAACCAAGCAGCAACATTAAGGCTTATCATACCCAATATTACTGTAATAACTGAAATCCAGAACATAAATTTTATTCCCATTGAATCAAACCTCTTTTTTCTTTCCAATGTTATATTTAGTTTCTAATATCCAATCAGTCTTCTCTGAATATGACAATACCTTAATCTGACTGAGAGGAGCAATCTCACCAATTTCTCCAATGATAGTAACGAGGCCCCAATCTTTTAACAGATTAGTAATCGTATTCCTACGAGAAATATCATTGATAGTCAGGTTTGTATTCTTACCATCAAGAGCAAACAACTCTTTGAAATGTACAATAAAATACCTACCCTGCTTATGCAGAATATGGCATGACTGATATAGTTTCTTTTCTTTACGGGATGCAACGCCAATACGAGATAAAGTCTCTCTTACTTTTAAAAAGTCATCAGGTTCTTTTAACCCAATTTCTAACATCTGATCCTGTGTCCAATTAATCTCTTCCATGTTTCCCACCTTTATATAATCTTCTTTTTATGGCAGAAATTTGTTCCTCAGACAATATATCAAGAGCGGCCTTAGCCTTTGCATTACTATATCCATAAAACTCTTTAACATACTTTAGATTCTCTAATTTCGTCGCCTTCAACCACGGTGTAAATCTCTTCCTTGGCCTCAAACTATTTATCAAAAAATCAAACTGGAGTTTTTTGTCTATATGTGGTAGTTGGTTAATCTCATTCACCAACATGATGGTATCAGGGAATGGTGCGACGCATTTATTGACGATAAATGGGGGATATTTCCTCTCCCATTCCTCATCGTCACTATTCATTAGGGGTTCTTTGGTATGATTGACAGCCTTGAGATAATCTTTCAATTCATACATTAGTCTTTAAACCCTTCACCTTTTCTCCAATGATGAAACCTATGACAAAATATAGTCCATAACAAAAATAATAAACTGTCTGCTTTATACGTTCCGTTTTTTACTTTTAATTTATACATTACGATTACACTTGAATACTACACAAGTCCTTAGTTGATAACACTCTCTAGTGACAGGCATGGCCATGTGCAGTAGCTGTGCATCAAACACCACTAATCTATTACCAACATATGAAACTAAGTTACCATCAACTAGAGTACCGCCACCCCACTCTGATTTCCAATCCAATCGTGGATAATATATCATGGTGAAATCGCCGTCATCCTTATGCATCACAGGTTCAATACCATGAGTATGGGCGTTCATGTATATTCTCTCATAATCTGTGACACTTAAATTCTTTTTGAAATCATACTTGTACATTGCAATGCTCCATATAGGCATCACATATTCATAACCATTTGCAATTATCTCTACATCAGTTTTTCCACAGAGGGCATGCCAATGTCGGCTGGGTTTGCTTTTGTCTGATGGATAATCATATTTCCAAGAAACGGATTTCATCTCGACATCAATTAGTTGTGCGATATGATCCTCTACTACATCATCGTAAATTTCAATCATTTAAACTTTACCCTACCCATAATTTCAGTAAGACAAGCCATCATATTGATTTCCAGATCAGCAACAAACGCTGCTTTATATTGATACTCCCCCAATATAACAACAGCATGCGGTATACTAGTGTCATCCAAATGATCGTAAAGACTATTATAAATGCTGCGAAAAATGCGTACAGGATCATTATCAAGATTATCAACAACCCATCTACGAACATTAGTGAATTCCTTTTTCTTCATCATAGCCATCAGGTCTTTGATTTTCTTGTCACCAAGGTTTACCAGAATACCAGCATCAATCTCACCAGATACAGAATATCGTTGCAGTTCATTCAGAACCTTACGCCAGTCTGGAAAGTAATTGTTTATGAGTTCTGCGACAGCCTTCTCATTGAACTTGATTGCATTCTCATTGAGAATTTCTATCACCCTATTGAAGAATTGCTGTGCAAGTTTGGCCTTCTCTGCATTTGGAATTACAAAGTCAATCACACTGCAGCGGGATTGCAGTGCAGGAATAATGCGGTTCTTATAGTTACAGGTTAGAATGAAACCACAGTTCTTGTGGAATTCTTCAATGAACCCACGAAGGGCTGGTTGCGTTGATTGTGGATTTAGATAGTCTGCCTCATCAAGAATGAGATACTTCTTGCCACCTTCAAGCGACACAGTGGACGCAAAGTTTTTTATCTTGGTTCGAAGAACGTCAATACCTGACTCCTCAGAACCGTTGATAAACATATAGGTGGACCCAATCTGATCCAATATGGCACGAGCGGCAGTAGTCTTACCAACGCCCGGACCACCTGAGAGAATCAGATTGGGTAATGTTTCCTTGTCAACAAAAGATTGCAAGGATTTTTTTAGAGACTTAGGTAGTACGCACGACTCGATATCCCGTGGCCGATACTGCTCGACCCACAAAAATTGTTCCATAATATAAATTCCTCAAATTAGTCATTGTAAGTAGATTCGGGTTCCAATGCAATCCAATACTGCACACCCATCTTGGCGTTAGTAAAGTGACTAATCTTCTTAGAGGAAACTTCAACGTCATAATCACCCGGCATAAGTTTTAGGTTCTCAACCTTGAACCAGAACTTATACTCTGCGGCAACATCACCAACATCCAGAGATGTCTCAAATGCGTTTGCATTGGTGTTCTTCTTATCAGTGACCATCAACTTACCACCAGAAAGTGCCATATCAGGAACACCGATAATCGCAGCTGCCTTGGTGATTCTCTCAAGAGTCTCACTAGATAGATTAAAAGTCAACTCAGTAGAGGGCATCGAAATCTCTTTAGATGGAGTTGTCACCACTTCTGGAGCAGAAAACCAATACATGAGAGACTCCGATGTACCCTCTTCTGTAATAGTAACAAATTCATTATCAAATTCTAAATCGGGTTTACCGAATAGAGAGAGTGCCGATAGGAACTCATTCAAGTCATAGATAGCAAAGTCACTAAGGAATTCCTCAGAGACATCTGCCTTTGCTACGATATTTTTCATCGCAGACATAGTTGAAATACTAGAGCCAGCATTCACTTTGAGATTAGCGTTAATCGTAGAGAAGTTTTTCAATACGGATATAGTTTCAGTAGTTAGTTTCATTTTTCACCTTCAAGTTCATTAATGTATAGAGCAATAATACCATAGTGAATCACTTTTAGCAAGTCACTTCTGTCTTTACCATTCTTTTTTCCGTATCGTTGTGCGTATTTCATGATGTTGCCGATACAAAATCCTTCACCATGTCCACCGTCAATGATGAACTCTGTAGCTTGAAACTTGCTCTTGCTATAATGCTCATCATATGTCGAGTCGATGTATTTTTGAAGTTCAGCAAGTGCCTCACCTTCATTGTATTTGTAATTAACCTTTGGCAGTTTCTTTATCCTTCATTTCATTAATAATACCTTCATAATATTTCGTAAGTGAACCGTGAGCAGATTTAAAATCCAGAAAGTTAAACCACCCAGTAGCAATTGTTTTAGGTTGCGTTGGCGATACTACGCCTCTATGTGTATGAGTGAAATCCGTTGGCCAGATAGCAGTCAAACCCTTTTTAGGTTTTACCGATTTACCTTGATACAACCATTGAGTTTCACCACCATCCTCAACATCATTGAGATATGTCATAAAGACAAGAGCTCTTTGATGTGTTTGATTACTAGCACGTTCACAATGCCAAGAAACAAATCCTTCGCCGGGTTCATAGTGTTGAATAAGCCAAGGTTCAGCAAATCCTAGTGGAAAAGTAAAAGCATCATATTTTTTCCGATAACTTTCAACACCTAATCTAAGGAAATCTAGATATTTTAGAATAGTAGTATCACTAGAGTTTGGCCAAATAACAACATCAGTTGATTTTTTATCTCCCCCGTCAGACATACCACGTTGCTTATATTCAGCATTATTGCTATAATACTTGAGCATATCATCACATAATGATGTATCTTCCATCTGTATCATATGAATAAAATCGCTCATTACGATTAAATATCCACATTCAGATTTGCCGAGAAAGTCCTACGTTCACCTTCACCAGAGAAGGGCATAACAGCATGACGTAACCAAGCAGGAAACATGATCATAGTTCCAACTTCTGGTTTGACATATTCTTCTTGTATAGGACGAAGCATATTAACATCACGCATACCGTTTATACCCCAACACAAATAAGTAAATCCATCAACAGCACCACTCGCACCATTGAGTCCTTGAAATCCCGGCGTATCTCCGGCAGCAACCACATCCTCTGGAGGAAGATCAATAGATTCTATTTGTGGTGGAACCTTTAGAAATAGGATACAAGACAGGCCCATAAAACTACGAGTACCATGATCATGCAAAGGGTTATAGTCACCAGCATAACTATGAACAGTCCACATAGTTTGAATATCAGTCTTTACTTCTTTATACCTACCGTCTGGAAGGTAAAGTTGACCAAGAGTCTGTTTAATATATTCTTTACCAAGTTTATTAAGAATATCAGCGAATTGCTCTCCAACTCCAGCATCATTATGAGGGAATAACCATTGACCAGATTTTTCATTCTGATTAATCTGACCAACTAATCCGCCTGATAAGTCTTGACGAGCAGGAACAATTACTTCATCGATATGTTCATTCAATTCATCAATAACATTTAACGGAATTTCAGCTCGCATAATATTGACTGCTAACTTATTACGCATTGCAACTGAAATACCAGTGCTAATTTTTTCTACTTCCGTTTCATCAGGGATTTCTACAAAATCGTCTTCTATAGAAGGATTAACCAGTGCCTTTGCTTCGGGACTGTTTGGATCAACGAAGCCGGGGTCACCTATTTTTCCTGTTGTAAAATCTACGGGCATTTTTTAACTCTCCATTATATAATCATTATATTAAGATAGTACACGAAAAGGGAGAAAAAGTCAACTCCCCTTTCGCTACTATTTTAAATTTATTTTATAGTAATTTTGCGAGGTTTCTTCTCCTCTGGAACAATCTGCTCAAGGTCAATCTTGAGCATACCATTTTCGAGGGAAGCATCATTCACTACAATGTCATCTGCCAGAGTGAATTTTCGATTGAACTTGCGATATGAGATTCCACGATAAATGTTGGAATCATTTTCATCGTTCTCTTTAATGGAACGAACCGCAAGTAAACCTTCTGCTACTTCAATTTCAATATCATCCTTACTAAATCCTGCCAAGGCCATTTCAATGACGAAGTTGTAATCACCCCCTTTACGGATGTTATATGGCGGGAACCCAGTTGATGTTGCATTATGCTGTGCATAATTTTGGAGCTGATCGAAGACTCGATCAAACCCAACTGCGTAGGGCGTAAAATGTTGATTGAAATTGTCGAACATAGATAGTGCTTTGCTTGTAACCATTTTGGTATCTCCTTTATTAAGCAAGATTAATAGTGAACCCTTAATGGCATTCACATATTATATATAGGGATTGTAACTCTAAATTACAACCCCCACACATAATCTTTTTTAGAAGGCGTTGGTTTCTTCAACTACTTCTGTTTCCTCTTCACCGACATTAATGCCGGCATCAATTTTTGTGTAGAGGTCAAGGAACGAAACTTTGGTATCTTCATCAAACCTTGCTACACAGAGTTCTATGGCCTGCATCTTATCACCGAAGATGGCAAAGGCCTTTGCAATATGGTCTAGACGGCGCGTCGAGATGACTTCATCAACACCACCATCATAGAAGGTTTTGCGAATTACTTCAGCCCAAGTGATCAGGTTCGTAGCGAACCCTTCATCAACAGCACCATACTTCTTCATAGCGCCCATGATAATCTTCTTTTCAGTGGCACCCGCAGCGTAGGGCTGTTCCATCGTGATCGCAAACCGCTCTAGGAATGCTTCGTTGAGAATGTTGGTTCCAATGAACCGCCCATCATCAGAGCCCTTGCCTTTAGTATTGGCAGTAGCCATGACGTTGAAACCATCCTTCGGCGTAACCCACTTGTTGATTTTCTTGAGATAAACACCTTTACCCTCAAGAACAGGCTGCAATGCGAGTAACTTATTCGAACCTAGATCACATTCATCAAGGAGCAACGTGCAACCACGCTCCATCGCTTCGATGACAGGACCAGGCATGAATTTGGTTTCACCATTGACCAACCGAAAACCACCGAGCAAATCATCTTCATCAGTTTCGATGGTGACGTTCACACGAATCAGTTCCTTATTGAGTTTGGAGCAAACTTGCTCAACCATTAAAGTCTTACCATTACCAGACAATCCAGTGACAAAGATGGGATAGAACATCCCAGACTTGACAACCTTCTCAATCAAAGAGAAATTACCCCAAGGGACAAACCCTTCAAACGGGGCGGGAACAAGGTTCTGTTTTTCCATATTGGTTGCAACCAGATTTACGAAAGCAGGTTCAGTATTCTCAACCGCAGCAATTACTGGAGCAACAGTAGAACCGCCTTCAGAAGGCAGTTTGTAGGAACCATAGTGGGCCTTAAACTCAGGTTTCATGAACCAAGTAGGAAAGGGAACACCAGCCTTCTTGGCGGCTTCCCGAACATTTTGCTTGGAAATAATGGAACCATCACCAAACATTTCAGCTGCGGCATCCACAAACAATTTTTTACGGGGCGTAATTTTCATAACAATCTTTCTTTCTGTTTTCTCATCTTATATACATGATAACACATTAAATGGGGTTTGTCAAAGGAATAATGAGCTCCAATGTCGTTTTATTGAAATTAAGTGTAAAGTATGACATTTTTATCACGCCACCAACTTCACGAATTTATTGAGCAACTGGCGAGACTCTACTTTACCCTTCATGGATTTACCGAAGGCAGACTTGAGTTTTGCCTTGGAAGCACCAATTAAATCATCACTGAGTTCGCCATTCTCAACCGCAAGGGCACTACCACCCGGCAGAACATACATTTCATCATATCCCTTGGACGATATAACGAGGAACTTGTTCTTGTTGAGGAACTTGACTTGTTCCATGATTTTCTCCATTGAGAATTCATGTTGATTTAATTGATAGAGGGTCCGTTTGTCAACCCGGCCCGAACGACCAGAACCAGCGATGAAGAACCCAATTAAATTCATATTCTCAACACGGTCCTTGAGAATTCTCAGCAAGCCGTCAGTCATATTATATTTATCAATCTCATATGTCTTGAGAGTCTTGGGGTCAGAAATCATAACCTTGCCACGTAATCCGTTGATAGTTTTGACGTGATCACCTGTATGTTTGTTAAATTTATAGTCGTAAACACCGTTCAATGTTGATGAACAACCGTCAGTCAGAAAAATCGTATTGACTCTCTGAACACCAGTTTCACGCTTGAACTTGGGAACAATTTCCATCATGGCAATAATTGCATCATTGAGAGGTGTTCCACCCAAGTTTAGAAACGGCGGGAAATTTGCGGGATTATCATATGCTCGTGCCCAGTATGAAGCAACCATCCAGAGAATTTCCATCATCTCTACTTCTTCCTTTGCAGTCATTTTGCTGGAGAAAAAGTTCAGAAGTTTAAAGGGGCGTAGAGCAATGTCGCCTGATTTGAAGTTCTCCATTTTATCATTATTCTCCTGATCATAGATTCGTTCATAACGAGTGACAAAATCGCTAAACGCAAATACCTCGAAAGGAATCTGAGTGCGACGGCAGAACCATACCAGATTGAACAGCTGAGACAGAGTTCCCTTGAGGTTCTCACTCATAGAACCACTCCAATCAAGAACCATAACCATGCCGTGGTTCGTAGCACCTGGCAGAGTAGTCACTTTCTTGAAGAGGTCTTCATTATATTTGTAAGTATGCAACTGACTCATGTTGAGCGAACCAGACTTGGAAACAGCAGCGCGAGCATACTGATCAGCAGCCTTCTTCATCTCAAATTCTTTTACCATATAGGCAACAGTCTTCTTCGACTCATCCTTCATAGAAGAGAATTCTGATTTCTTAGCATCAATCCAAAAACTACCTTCTGCATAGGTAGGAAGTGCTTTCTCCAAAATCTCACCAAAACCCATTATCAGGTCGTCATTGAGAACAGGGATACGAGCATAGGTCCGCTCCTCAGCATTCTTATCAATCAATTTTTCGATTGCATTGTTCACATCAGTGTCGGTTTCTGCCTTGGGAGCATTACCTTTGCCGGTGGATTCTACGCCACCTTCATCATTATTAGTTTCGGTTTTGGCATCGTCACCATCAGTATCGTCGCCAGTGTTATCATCAGTAGCATTGTTAGGAACATCGCCATCGTTTTTTCCTTCTTCTTTATCATCACCGGCCGGAGTATTTCCCTCACCAGTTTCGCCTTCTTCACCTTCACCAGACTCACCGTTAGGGTCAGCCATGGTTTTCTCATCGTCAGACTCTTCTTCTGCTTCTTC